CATCACTTACTGCGTTAGCTGCTGTTCCTGCAACTAAAGAAAGCATTCCTTGAAATGCTGATACAGCAGAACCTGGTAGTACAAATGTAGTTGTTACGCTTCCGCCAACAGCTACTGTAAGTTGAAAGTCATACGTTACGCCCACATTTCCTGTAGATAGAGCAGGTAAAGTAATTACATTAGCTGCTGCACCATTAATCAAAAACAAAGTTCCTGACTGAGCTGCTGTTAAAGTATCTGATGCTGCTCCTGCTGCATTAAAAGTTGTATCAATTACTTTTCTACCTACAATAGTACTTGTAGTAGAAATAGCACCATCAGATGTAATTGATCCTACATCAGTAATGTTACCACTTGAATCAATATCAAAATTTGTGGTTACTGTACCTGTTGAAGAAGCTATTGAAATCTGTTCAAAACCATTTTCGGACCTTACTGGTCCATTAAAAGTTGTATTAGCCATTATTAAGTCTCCTTAATTAATCTATCATCTTGGCAAGTCTGCTAGGGCAGTTGATAGAAGTTAATAAAATCCCTAGAAAAAAAAGGGGCAACATAGTCACCCCTTCCATTTAAGTTCTTACGAACTTCCTGGTGATCCAAAGATACCTAGTGGATCAGATACTCCAAAGGAATATCTTTCTCTAGCTTTGTATCTAACATTACCAGTTTCAAAGTCACCATCCATTGCAGTAGTCATAGGACTTCTGACAAAATGCTTCATGCCATCAGGTACATCAGTAGTGATAAAGAAAGCATTAGTATCAGTTAAATAATGATTAACTGAATAACCTTCTGGAATCACTCCATTAGTTTTGATCGCATTGACATCATTGTCAGCAGAACCAACTTTGTAGTCACTTTGCAATAATCTAGTAGCAACAAACTGAAGATCAGTTGGTACTATTAGTTTTCTTGCTCTAGCTGCAATTTTAAGACCTCTCTCATCAGTATATTTACCAATTTGAATAATTGCATCTTCTAAAGATGTTTCATTCAAGTCAGCACCTGATGAAGGTCTGTTACTGTTAGTTCCACCACTTACAAGTGGGTGAGCTGTGCTGAATAAAGCAACACCGTCACCTGAAGAAAAAGTAGTGCTAAACCCATTATTAAGTGGGTACGCTCCTTTAACTTGTTTTGTGTAAGACATTGCACGAGCCAACGCTTTGGTATATCTACCAGAGAGAGAAACGTAGAGGTTATCCTCCATTGCTTCTTCTGTGATTGAATAGCCCATAGCTATTGTTTCGTGTGTGTAACGAGCCACAAAAGATTCTTGAGCGGTATCATAACTGATAGTCGATCCTTCATCTTTTACTGGTGCTGCACCGAAGCCAGATAGTTTCAGTTCTTCCTCAAATGATCTTTCGGAATTTTCTGAAACATAAATTTCTTCATGCTCGTTTTCATAGTTAGCGTATTCTTCTCCAAACAGGGCATTAAGTCCTGGTAAGAGTTGTTTTAGCTCATTTGCTCTTGATATAGCTGCCATAATTTACTCCTTAACCAATACCTGTTGTGTTGAGCATTTGATGCCCTACGTTAAACATAACTAGTACATCAGAATAAGTATCGCCAACTGCACTATCAGGTCCATCAACAAAGTCGATGAGCTTTAGTGGTAGTGTGGCGGTAGTTGCTGCTGTACTCCCGTCTACTGAGTTTTTGCTGTTACCAATAGTTGTAGTTCCTGCTGTTTGCACGACTGCGAAGTTTTTACCTAAGTCGTCTTGACCTAGAGTTTCATCGCCTTGCATTTGCATTATTACAAAAGGATCGGTAGCAACATACGCTACAATATCATCCGCAGCTATTGAAGCTGGGAAATATTGATTTGGTGTGAATTGACCTGTAGTAGGATCAGTATAAGCACAACCAAGGAAAACACCAATAGGTGTACAAGCTGTAGTACCAGTATCTTTTTGGATAGTGGTATTAGGATTGTCGTCACCCCACTTTACAAAGTCTCCATAGAATATGCTTGTAGCATACGCATTTTTAATTTTGTAATGAGTAACTTTACCTTGATAAGGACTTCCAACGACTGTACCAATAGGTCTAGCTCCGTATGGAGCTGCTGTTGTTGACATAATTGTCTCCTTAAAATTTAATTAATTATTAAAGATTCCTAAGAATCTTTGCCAAAAGAAGTTCTCGACTTGCGTTCAAACACTTGTTTGGTCGCCATTCGATTATCTTGATCTTTAAAATATACATTGTCTACAGATTCTAATTGAGATGTTGCAAGTTCTTCAAAGTGCTTATCTCTAGCTTTCGCTTTTTCCGCAGGCATTTTACATAATAATTGTCCGCCAATTTCTATATTCCCTTTTTTTGCCCATTCTGATCCGTGGTCCATCATGTGTATTTGAAGTTCTGGATGATCTTGTAGTTCACATGGAATCCACCCTTCACGGAAGCGTCTAGATACATTAGGATTATCAGATTGACCTAATAAGGCTGTTCTGATGTACCTATATACCCAACCTTCTTGTGGAGCAGGTGTTGGTAAATTAGCAGAATTTTCCCAGCTTTGTGTGTGCTGAGTAGCCTCTCGGCTATCTGTCTCTCTAGGAGTACGCTCTTGGTCTACAGGAGTATCAGTAGAAACTTCCTCATTAATAGTTTTATTTTCTTCTGACATTTAACTCTCCCTTAATAATTGATTTGCGTATTGCTCAGGACTTATACCAAGTTGGCGAGCTAGCTTAACTTGTGTCTGAGTAAGACGGATTTGCGTGGGTTTTTTGTTTCCGCTATCCCTCGTTGCGGATGCAACAACTGTTGAAGGTTGTCGTTTAGGTGTTTCTCCATGAACCATTTCTGTTTCATTTGTAGATTTTACACCAAAAAAAGTAGGAAATTGTTGCTTCATAGCATTATCAACTTCATTATAATATTCTTGTGATTTACTGGCTGGGTCTACGCCTTTAGCTTGTAAACTTTGATCTAAATACATTGCATAAGAAGTCATTTCTTTATGCACAGGTTCACTTCCCATGAACCAAGGATTTTTTTGTGCCCATACTTGCATTTCAGGATCAATTTGTGGTTCTTGTAAAATTGGTGCTGCAACTGGCATATTTTGTACTATTTGATTTTGTACAGTTTGTGCCATAGATGTTGATTGTTGTTCAGCTAGAGTTGCTTTAGAAAGCAATTCTTGTGCTTTTGTCATTGCATCTGCATCGCCTTCTTCGTAAGCTTTCTTAAAAGATTCTGTGGCATTCTGTTTTGCCCATAAAGCATTGTTATGTGCTTGTTTATTTAATACTTGACCGCCTTGGTCAACCATAGTCTGTAATTTTTGATTTTCAGACATTAAAGTTTGCAATCTAGCTACGGCTTCCTTTGATTCTCTTGAAGCAGCTTCTTTGGCTCTACGTTCTTCATGGTATTCGTATTTAATTTTTGCTATACGATCACCAGCTTTTTTACTGTAATCAGATATTTCTTTATCTACAGCTTCATCATCAACTTCAGGTGATGTGTCTTCTGCTTTTTTTGGTCTACGATCTTCTTCAGGAGTATCGTCAATTATTTCAACTTCTAGTCCTTCAGGAATTTCATTATTAATTTCTGTTGTTTGACCAAAAAACTTATCCTCTTGTGACTGTGGTACAGTTAAGGGGATATTGGGTTCTTCGTTTATTATTTCTGTTTCACTCATGCTCTAACTACTCCTGTTGGATCGTCAACTACTGCTTCCACAGTATCGTCATTAATTAAGCGAAACTCTTGTCCGTACATTTTCATGCGAGTACCTGAATAAGCTCTGAATACTACCCAATCTCCAGCTTTACACCAATTTCCGCTAGGAAATCTTTTAGTATCGTTATAGCATTCTGGTCCAAGTTTTAAAACAAATCCGCAAATATTACTTACTTCTTCATCTTTTACTGTTGTGGATGCTTTAATAATACCGCCTTCAGTTTTTTCCTCTGCAGTAGGCATTGCAATTAAAATCTTCCAGCCTTTAGGTTCAGGCAGTTGACTTTTAACTTCATCATTTACTATAGGAGTTTTTATACTTTCTGGTTTAGGTAATTTTATTGCTTTTTTATTACTCATATTTTGCACGACTTTAGGAGTCGAGTTCCTATTTTTCTAAGTTCCTTTGGACATAATCCAAAAGTTCTCTCTCTGCAAGGGCTAAACCCTCGACAATACCAGCCATTTTTTGATACTCGGAGAAATCTTTACAAGCTCCTGTACTCATATGGTCAGCATGTTCATTCATCATACCACGCAGCTTCAGTTTCATGTGTTCTGAAAGTGATAGCTCTATGATATCATTATTCATTCTTATTGATATCTTTCGTCAAATTCATACCAATGTCAAGTCCTAATTTATAATCTTCTCTTTCTTGTTTTTTATTTTCTGTTTCTTGGTCTTGCAAATCGCTAGCAACTTGCTGTCCTATTTTTATTCCAGAAATTTCATTTTGAGATTTAATTCTTTGTTTTTCTATTTCATCTCTGTTAGCTGCTTTAGCTGCATCTAATTGTAATCTAGCTTTATCTTCTTCTATCTTACGCTGTAGATCACCTTCTTTAACAGCCATCTCTCTTTCTTTAGCTATTATTAATGGGTCTTTTTGTTGTTCTTGTATTCTTTCTTGTTCAGCTTGATACTGTGAAGTTCCAAGAAGTCTTTTAGCTGCTTCTGCTACAAGACTGGATATACGTTTTTCTACATCTGCTGGTAACACTTCACCTTCTGGTGGTAACTCAACTCCCATTTCACGTTCAATTTCTTTTCTATATTTCATAGTTAAGTGTTCATTGACATAAGCAGAGCCAGCAGCAAGGATTGAAGGTGCATTAGGACTTTGACCTATAAGTTGTTGCATTTGTGGGTCTTGTTGAGCAGATGTAACAACGGCTATATGGGCTTCGTGATCTTGTTCTATAAATGCTTGTACAGGTTTTCCGTTAATTAAATTTTGTACCGCAGTAACTGGATCAACTGGTTGTACGTTATCTGTATCAGGAATAATATCTTGTACATCTTCTATGCCCAATACATTAAGCATTTGTCTGTGTAGTTCTGGTAAGTTATACATTTCAGGAGATGTTTGTGCCAACTGCATTGCAGCTTGGTATTGCATAATCCTTTGAGCCATTGTTGCTGCATTAGGATCAGATACAGGTAATACGTCTACTCTGTTATCAAAGTCTTCTGTTTTAATAGATTCTTCTTCATCTGTTTCATATGGATATTCAGGTTCAGTAAAGTCTTTAACAATGCCTACCAATATATTAAATTCTTTTCTCATGGATGCATGTAGCCTTGCTTGTACTGCACTCATTACTTTTTGATTTCTTTCTAATAGAGCTAGTGTAGTTCCTACTGGTGCTTGGCTGTTCATGTCAGATACCTTCATATCAGATATGCTAGCAAAACGCCTGCCTTCTTCTACTATGTTTTGTAGTAATTGGTATAAAGTTCCTGATGGTTCTTTGTATGGTAAGAAAGTAATGTTGTCTCTTATAGCTCCACCTGGAACATCAACA